GACCACCTTCTCGTCGACGAGCTGGCCGACGACCTGCGGCGACAACGGCGCGAGTTTCTGCCCCTGTCGAACGGTATCAGCATACCGCTGGCGGTAGGCGTTGAGCACGATCAGGGACGCGAGCTTGGCCCGCGCGCCGGTCACGCTCTCGTCGATGCCGCCACTGACCGACACGGCCTCGGCAGCACGGCGGTCGGCGTCCGACAAACGGTCGTCGCCGAGTAGCGTCTTCGCAAGGCTGAGGGTCGTCACTTTCATCTGGTTGCGCGTCCCGGTCACGTCCGGGCGCGCGAGGCCCGGCGCGATTTGGCCGCCGTAATTGGTCAGCGCGTCGTTGACCACGCCGGAGACACCGACGTCGTCCGGGCGCAGGTTGTTGTAGAGCGCCGTCAGTTCGTTGACCGCCCGGCCCGCTTCGGACGACTGTTCCTGAAGGCGCGTTACGCGGCCTTGGGTCTGGCCTGCGGTGTTGCCCGTGACGAGCCGCATCCCGCCCTTGCCGTCCGTCTCGAACGACATGCCACCCTGTGTGCCTTCGCGGCGCACGACGTTCGGCACCGGCTGCCCGGTGTTCGCATCGACGATCTGCCCATTCGGGCCGATGCGACCGAGGAAGCGCAGTTCTTTTCCGTCAGGACCGACGGCCAGGTAATTGTCCACCTTGTCCGCAGACTGGCTCTGGACCGGGGCTGCGCCTTGCCGTACTGCCGCGCCGGGCGACATGATGACGGGCTTTCCGGTGGCCGGGTCGACGGCCTCGACCGTCTTGTCGAACGCCCGGTCAGCAATCTGCTGGTCGCTGATTGCACCGCCCTGTCGCTGCCGCTCAATGGCCGCCGCGGTGGTCTCGTCGACTGACATCGGCTTCGCTTGCCCGTCGAGCACACGGCCATCGGGCAGGAAGTTGCGCTCGCCGGGCGCAGCGGCCACGACGCCGGTCTGTGTTTCCGGGAGGCTATACATCTTGGAGATGTCAGGCGGGATGAACCGCGTGGCGTTCTGCGCCACCGGGGCGAGAAGCGTGCGAGCGGTCTCACCGGCCTGTTGCATACGGCTCTGTTCGAGCTTGGTGTTGGCCTCGACGTCCTGCCCGCGCCGGTTCGTGGCGTCAGTTTTGCCGAAGCCGCTCGGGGTCTGGCTGTAGTTCTGCCGCCCGGTCAGCGCGGCACGCGCCGATGCGGTCGGATCGCCAGAATTATTGAACAGCCAGGCAAGCTGCTCGGCCTCCTGACGTTTGGCGTTGGCCGTCGCGTAGCCGGCCAGTTCCGCGCCGGAGGGCGGCGCGAACAGCCCGGCGAGGCTGTTCAGCCCCTCGCGGATCGACGGGTCGTGGTAGGGGTTGCGACGGGTCGCCATCAGCGGCCTCCGAAGATGTTGAACAGGCCGCTCGACTGCTGGCCAGCACCCATGAACGGACCCATGCCCGTGTAGCCGCCCGAGCCGAACGCGAAGGGCGAACTGGCGTTGGGCACGAAGTTGGCCGACGTGGAGACGCCACCCGCACCGGACAGCCCGGCACCGAGACCGATACGGCCAAGGCCACCGAGCACGTCACCGAGCATTCGCTGGCCGCTGCCTGCGCTGTTGGCCGCCTCCAGTTCCATGCCGAGCACGTTGGACGACCCCTTCTTGAAGTTGCCGATCTGGCCGACTTTCGAGGCGTCGCGCGCTTGCAGGCGGCTCGTGTCGCCAAGCATGTCCGCGAAGGAGCGAAGGTTGCCGAGCGCGCCACCGATCTGGTTGGTGCGGTCGCGAGCCTCGCCGCGCTGCTTGGCCTCGTTCTGAACAACGAGGTTCGACGAGGACGCCGGCATCGGGTCAGCCGTCGGCGGCAGCGTGGCGGGCGCTTCGGTGAACATATCGGTCAGCTTGGCCGCCTTCTGCTCCTGCTTCGCCCCGAAGTCCTGGTAGCGGTCCTGCGACTGCGTGTTGAGCGCAGCGGCTTCCTGATTGAACTGGTTCTGGCGGATACGCTCGGCCGCCAGCGCGCCGTCACGGGCACTGGCCTGTTGTTGCTGCGCGCTGTAACCGAGGCCGGTGGAGGCGGCGGTGGCCACAAGCCCGGCGATTGACAAGGGGTCGCACATCTTACGTCACCTTCACGGCGCTGCGAGGCGTGAACAGCCCCGTGTTGTAGCGAGGCTGAACAGCGCCGCCGGAGAACGCAGAAGCGCGCTCAAGTGCGGCCTGCTGGCCGAGACCAGCCGTGATGTCGCCGAACAGTTGCGACAGCGGAGAGAACGCGGCGGGCTGCGAGAGCGTCGAGGCGCGGGAGACCGCGCTGTTGGCCGCGCCCTCGGCGTCACCTGTGGCGTTCAGCATCCCGATCAGATCGGAGCGTGCGCCTTCGACGCTGGAGCGGGCCTCGTTCGCGTAGGACAGGCCCTTGTCCGTGATCTCCTGCTTCGTGAGGTCGAAACGCTGCTGAAGGTCAGCGGCCTTTTCGCCGCGCACGGACGAGTTCAGGTTGCCGCCGCGCGCCAGGGCGAAGGTCAACTGCTTCTGCGCGTCGCCGTACTGGTCCTCAAGCTGCGGCTTGGCGTAGTCGATATACGCCTCCTGCCGGCCCTTGAAGAAGTCGTCATTGAACTGGCCGTCGAAGATCGTGCCGATACGCTGCGTGCCAGCGCGAATGCGCCGCTGGCGAACCGCTTCGTCGGCCCTTGCCTGATTTGCAGCCTTGTTGCCGCCAGACTTGCCACCCATCACAGTCTCCGTTTCATTGCGTAACCAACCATCTCAAAGCCAAAGTGGCCGAGAAATCTCGCGGTGCGGTCTGGCTGGAACCCGTTGTCAACGCCACCGATGATTTCTATTGCGCCGAGCGATTTGCTCCAGGCGATAAGATGTTTCATCAGTGCTGCGGCCGCCCGAGTGCCGCGTGCTCCGGGACTGACGAACAATACCTCTTGGGTTGTGAAAAGTCCAGACGCGGCACGGTACTGCTGGATCGACGAAACCAACATGCCGGTGACATGCCCGGCCCCGTCCTCGGCGACGAAAATCGTCGGCTCTGCTGTCGTGAGGTATTCTGTTACCGTATCGACGACACGCTGCCGGTCGAAGGTCAAATGCGGCAGGGTGTCGACGACATTGCGCTCGGCCATCTCTGCGATAGCGTCGAGGTCGTCTTCAGTCGCCAGTCGCACCGTTATTGGCATGGTCCACCACCTTCGCGAATGTCACGTAGCTTTCGCCGTTCTTGCCGTAGTTCCGGCGTTCCGGCCCTTCCTGCTCCAGCCCGAGCGTCCGCAGCCATGCGTGGACCTCGTGGTAGCCGGCCAGCGAGACGCACTCGAACCGATGCACGCCGGATCGCTCCAGCGCCGGCATCAGCGTCTTGACGAGGAACCGGGTCAGGCCGAGGCCGACGCGCGGGAACAGGTCAGTCGCCCACATGCCCATGGCGCAGGTGCCGGGCCTGATCTGGTAGAAGCCGCCGACGGCAACAGGCGTCCCGCGCCACGAGGCGCAAAGCGTGTCGGGCGACTTGCCGTAGAGCAGCGTCAGGGTCTCGACCAGTTCTGCCCGGTCGTCGACAAAGTGCAGGGCCGACATCTCGGCGTAGTCCCGCTCGCGCATCCACTCCGAAACGAACCGGACCTGATCGGGGCGGGCGCTATCAATCCTCATCATTTTCCTGATCGTGGTGGATCACGACGGCGCCGAGCTTGGCCGGGCCGGGCTCTGGCGCGGCGACCAGCCGGAACCGCACGCTGATGTGGGTCGAACTGCCAACGCCGGGCAGCTTGTCGCGGTTGTATGTCGTCTCCGACACCGTGGCGACGCGGTCCGAAGCGTTGAGATTGGTCGGGTCGAGGCCGACACGCATCTCCCAGGTGCCGCGAACCGCCGCGTCGATGCCAGTGAACGACTTCGCCCGTGACGGGGTGTTGGCGTCGAGGTAGGGGAGCCACGCTTCGGCCTCGACGTTGGTGTAGTCGAAGTCCTCGCCGGTGCCGCCGTAGACGTAGATTTCATCGCCGGACCGCAGGTAGACGCGGCGGTCGAACACCACCATGTCGTCCACGACAAAGCCGGGCCGGTATGTCGACCACGCGCTGATCTTGGAGCCGGTGAAGTAGGAGAACACGAAAATCTCGTCGCGCATGGCCATCCACAGTCGGCCATCCTTCGGCTCAATGACCGAGATGGCACGGGCGCGGTCGTCCTCGCTGAGTTGCGACAGCTTCTCGACAACAAGGTCGTCGACCGGGTTGCCCGTGTCGGACGAGAAGGCCACATTGATCGCTTCGCGGGCGCGCAGCGAGCGGATGCCCGAGGCGTCCAGATAGAACACGTCGTTGTCGCCGAACTGCACGACCGAGCGGGGTGCGACAGTGCCGGTGTTGTTGAGCGTCTGTGCCAGCCGGTTCAGCGCCGGGTCAGGGTCGATGAACTCAAGCTGGATCGTGCGGGCCGCGAACACCGCGAGAAGTTGCTGGTATTGCGCGACGGCCGTCAGTGTTTCCGAGCCGGTGGCCTGCGTCGACATATCAATGAAGCCGTGGCCGGTGCCGGAGTTGAACTTGGTCGCGTCGGCGATGGCGCTGAAGTGCAGCGTCGGCCCTGCCACGGCGTAGACCTTCGTCTGCGCGGTGCGGACGAATGTGCCGAATGGCGACATCGGCCAGTCGGTGACGCGGACGCCGTCGTAGAAATTGTAGACAAGCCCGTTATCGTAGCGCGCGGCGGTGTGGAGCTTGCCGGCGAACAGGGTGGCCGACAGGAACTCGGTCATCAGTTGCGAGCCTGGCGGCTGAAGCCGCTGGTAGGAGACGCCTGCCGGGACGGTCACGCCGGCAGCGTGGCCGAACACGAACAGGGCCGTGTTGGTGGCCGCCAGCCCCTTGGTTTCGCCGGGCGGGAGATCAGCGTACTTGACGAAACGGGCGCGCTGCTCGAACTCGCCGCCGCGCGTGATGTGGCCGTCGACAGCACGGATGAACGTGCCGCCCGGAGAGGTCTCGGGCAGTCGGCGGGCGTCAAGGCCGCCCGTGAATTCCTTGATCCAGATGTTGCCCATCAGGTGCCCGGCTTGTTGTAGACGGCCAGCGGCACGCGCTGCACGCGGTCGGAGGGTGCGTCGACGAACAGCGAGAACTTGCGCCGCGGGGCTTGCTGGCCGCGCAGGGTCGCGAACCGCTTGTTGGCTTGCTCCAGCTTGAAGCCGGCGTCCTTGGCCCCGGTGCCGGCCAGATACTCGGCGGCGCAGTAGAGCGCCAGCATCCGGTCGTCAAGGTCGGCCCGGTCGCCGTCGTCGACCAGCCGGGACAGCTTGCGGATGCCGGTCACACGAATGCGACCGTTCAGCGAGCCTTCCTCGAAATTGGCCGACGGAATAGGCCACAGTTCGATCTGCTCGTCTTCGGAGACACGCCAGCGACGCGGCGGCCACTCCTGCTCGTTCTGGTCGCTGTCGTAGGCGCGGAAGTGAACCTGGTCGATGCCCGGCGCCATGTCGACGTAGTCGCTGTCGTGGCGGATTTCGAGCTTCTGGATGCGGTCAATCGGGATGTCCTCGGGCGGCGCGTAGTAACGCTGACCCTGCTGGACGTCGATGAACCGCTCAACGCGAAGCAGCGGCCAATCGTGGTCGGCCCACAGCCACTCCTGCACACGCTGGAGATGACTGACCTGCGCATCGCGGGCCTGCGCGTTGTGCGCAGGGTTGAGCGACAAGCGGCACTCGGCCCGATACAGATCGAGCAGTCGAACGAGCGTTGTGCCGCGTGCCATGTGTCATCTCACTTGAAAAGATCGTTGTCGGGCATCTCCGAGCCTTCGTCCTCGACGTCCGGTTCGGGTTCCGGTGCCGGGGTGGCGGCCTTCGGCGCTTCCTTCTTGGCCGGCTTGGCCTTCGGGGCGGTCGGCACCTTGCGGGCTTCGGCCTTGTAGAAGTCGTCCGGAAGATCGAGTTCGCTGAAGCTGTCGAACAGACGGGCGGCAGCGCCGGGGAACAGGGCGTTGACGGCCACGGCGACCTTGCGCTCGCCGATCTGGCGCCCGTAGGTCTCGGCCAGGCGCTCGCGTTCCTCGTTATGCTTGCGGGCGACTTCGCCAGTCACTTCGACATCCGACACGGCGTCGTCGCCATGCAGGAACCGGAGGACAGCGACTTCCGACGGGGTGACGTCGGTCTTCATGACAGTGTTGCCTTTGTCGCCAGCGATGGCGAGCAGGACGGTTGCGGTTTCCATGGGTTCTCCGGGGTTGAAGGGGCGGCGGGGTTTCCCCCGCCGCTATGCTCACGAGACGTCGATGCCAGCGGCCTTCAGCTTGGCGATGATCTCGTTCACGGTGTCGGAGATGACCTTGAAGTTGTTGTTCAGGGTCGCCTGCGCGAACGTGCCGGTGACATCGACCACGGTCTTGCCCGTGGTGCCGGTGGCAGCGGTGAGTGCGACGATGGGCGGGCCGAACTGGACGCTCGGGACGTAACGACCTTCAAT